TGAACTGAACGCTTGTACCGGAAATGTCTCCGTTGCTTTCGTTTTGAGCTTGCAAAGCAGGAAGGGCAATAATCACCCGGCAACGTTCTGTGTCCGTGTCCGTAATTGCCCTGGTAATTGCGCCAGAAGCTTGCGTGACGTTTACGTTGACGCCAACAGTGTTTTCAGTTGTGCTAAATCCATTAATGGGCGTTTGTGTTTCGTCTTCTCCTAGTCTTGAATCAAGAGTAAAGCCCTCAAAATTATTTGTTCCATTAGGGTTTTGAATTGGAACGCCATCAAGGTAAACGTCCTTCTTGATGCCATTAGGAAAACCCTCAAGCACACCCTCGCTTGTTGCGTAAACTGTTTTGGCAAAAGCAACTGAAAATAAGTTATTAGCTGCAACTACTGGTTGCCTTGATGGGTTCTGGACAACAACTGTTTGATTGACAACCTGTTTTGTTGGAGGGGCACTACGACCACCGCCACCACCGCCAGCGCCTTTGACCTCTAAATTGTTCACTTGGGTTTGATCGTCCATCACAAGTAATTCTGCAATTCAAGGCCAAAGCTCAGAACTGGCAACGCGCCAATGATGCGCTCACCGTAAAGAACAGGAACCACGTCTCCCTGTACTGTATTCGCGTTCGACTTATCAAAAGCAAAGCTGTTCAGCTGCTCCTCTTGAGAGCGACCTGAAGTTGCACTAGAACCGCCACCCAAGCCACCGCCTTTGACATTAGGCATCTTGGGCGTTGGAGTTAGCAGGTCCGCTACGCCGCCAAAGATCAGTGAAGCGCCTATTGCTCCAATAATGGGTGAGACTGCGATTGGAGCAATTAAACCAAAAAGTCCGATAGTTGCTCCACCCGTAACGATTGCCAGACCGACCAACGCCACACCAGCAATGATCTTGCCCACTCCACCACGACCAGCAGGCAACGGAGCTAACACCAGCCTTTTGCTCATTGGCCACAACATCTGATCTTCATCAAGCCCTTCTGCGTGATCAGTCACAACGCGCCAATCGATTCCCTTCTCGCCTGACTCCAACAGGTACTGCCTAAGGCTAGGGATCTGCAAGCACAACGCCCTTACGGCCTCAGCCGGAGTCTTTACCGCAAGCTGAAACCTACGTCCATAACGCCGACCAGCTTCACCTAATAACCGGATGGTGACCATTAGCTGCCGCGCCTCAGAACCATGAACGTATTATCGCGGAAATAGCCGCTGTAAGCCATTATCGCTGAGTCCCGGTCAACCAAGTGCTGATAAATCCGATTGGCCTCTACATCCTCAAGCACTGCAACGTGGTTACAGGTGTGGTCATTTTTGATCCGAAATAGCAGCACATCTCCACGTTCCAGATCAACCGTTCTGGGGATCTTGAAAAAGCCCTCAGCTGCAAAGTTATCCTCAAAATGCGTAAAGCCCCGTTGAGACCATTCGCCTTCGTACAGACGCTCATAATCAGCCATCTCAACGCCCATCTCTTGTGAGTACCAATCACGAACAGCTGAATAGCAGTCATAACCGCCATACATCCACGGACGCCCCACTAGACCTGCTGACTGACGCGGATCAAAGTAATAAAACTCTGTGCTGGCACAGTTGAAAACCACATAGGGCAGGCTCAACGCTTTAGAGGCATCGATGTCCGCAAAGCTCATGCCTGCGTAATCCGCATGACTATGCCATGAAGCAACCGCATCGTCTAAATACAAAGCGGTCTCTTCTGCACTGATAACGAACGTGTCAGGCTGTGTTGCGGTGTTGGTGCATTCGACAACCGTTCCATCAGCAAGCACAAAGCCACAAGCCTCAACAGGATGAGCGGCTTCTGCGTAAGCACGGATGCTTGCTTGCTGTTCGCCCGTAATCGGATTGATGTACTGAGAAAGCATCGTTTAACCCATTGCGTCCGTAAGACCAGGAAACCCACCGAATGGCAATCGGTCGCCTTGAACTGTTGGACTGAATCTAATTGTTAAGACTACGCCGTCAGCAATTGTCACAGAGGTAACGATGCCAGTAGTTGAATTAACTGTAAAGTCCGTAGTCTCTTGGTAATTACCAACAATCACAACACTGCCTGCCGCGATGTCAGTGTATTCCAGGTCTAAGACACCTGAGGTGAAAGTTCTTATAACCTCAACTCTTCCGAACCTAAGGCGACAACTGTCAAGCCTTTTGCCGCAAACATCATTACTAAGGCTGGCAACACTTTGATCATTAGCGTTGAAATAATTGCTTCCACTGTAATGACAACCTATATCACTTCTATATCTCCACTGACATTGCTCACGCAATAACCTACGCCCGGGCAATGAACGCCCCTCAAGGTCAAACGGAATCGTTAGCTGAAAAGATACCGCCAGCTTGGTCTCGCTGCTTTTTTGCTCAACAACCCATTCGTCTGGTCCCCAGTAAGCGTTTGGATCAGCAGCTTCAGCACCGTCAAGATAGGTAGTAAGAGTGCGAATCCTTTGGACCGTTGAGCCAACAAGGTCTTCATAGGTATTTGTCAGCGCAGTAATGCCAAGGCCTACGTTTGCAAACGTCAAGCTTGGGCGTGCCAATTGACCTTTGGTATTTAGCTCAAACCCGCTTGCCTCTAATGGCAACGCCGTGTAAGTGTTGGTCTGATAAACAACATCAGCGCCATTAACTTGCGACCAGTTTGCAAACCTATAAATCGCTTGATCTGACGAACCAGAAGGCAGGATTGCCGTGATGTCGAGCGTAAACAGATCAATAATCTGCGGCAGCTGTGGCTTAAAGACTTCAGCGTTAGGAGGCGTTTGCGTCATACATAAACCCTCGTCAAGCTAAATTTTAAGGTTGAATGCACAGCTCCAACAGGCGTAATGGTCCAGCCATCATTGATCAAAAAAGATCTTGACGCCAAAGTTAATGTAATTGGCACGACAGTACTGTCAGCGATAGTCACAGAGGTCAGTAACCCCGTTACCATATTAGCTGTGTAATTAGTCGGCCTTGTATATCCGTCAAGAGTTAAAGTTTGAATATTTGTATACCCTAGGCGTAATTGACCAGACTCAAACGGCCTAGAAAAAGTCTTTGTATCAAAAGGAGAATTCCATGGAATGGCCTGTCCGCGTTGAGCCAAAAAGTAACTTTCCAAAGAAAAAATTTCTTCATTTGTCAGCGCAATCGTGGTGCAGTTCCAGCTCTCTCCTTCTGAATTCAAACCATCTGTAAGAATTTGAGAATAGCCGTCTCCAAACTGCGCTCTTTGAACTCTTTGAGTGCGACGTGATGTTGTTACCAAGTCGAGCTTGATATCATTAAATGCCATGTAAGTCATCAGAGCATTCCTCCACTGCGACGCTCGTTAGCCAAGGTCGACAACACAATACCCTTGACTTGGCCAGCCAGCTGCTTTTGCGCTGCAGGAGTTAAATCATCCCCTGTGTTCTCAACAGTGATATTGATAGCACCCACGTTGACGCCGGAACCAGCTCCCCTCATTGTAACTGGGATGCTACGCCCGTCAGGAAGCGGCACATAGGCTTCAGGGGTTGCCCCCTCGCCAAACATTGCAAGCTGCGGACTATTGGCAATTCCACCGCGTGCATAGCGTTTTAGATCCATAGGACCGCTTTGACTCATAACTCCACCATCGGCAAAACCAAACGCGCTAAATAAACTTTTAGTGCCAAACTGAAGCAGCGTGCTGGCAAGCGATTTAAAGATTCCAGCAAGAGATTCTTGAAGTGATTTGGCGTTAAACAGCACGTCTTCAAGAGCGCCACCAACACTGGAAGCAATCGTATCGCCAACGCTTTCCCAAAGCTTTTGAAGCTCAGTTGTCTTAGGAATCAATTTGTCTATTGCTTGCGCTTCTTTAAAAGCATTCCTAAGCGCATTTACTTTCGCCTCGTCCAACTTTTCAGCTTCTTTAACTCTTCGCTCGTCAATTTTTAATATTTGCTCGTCTAGCACAATCTCAGCTTTTCTAAACGCATCAAGCTGCTTTAAAGGATCGTTGACAAGTTTTGTATTAATTTCAAAAACTTTTAAATCAAATTCAGCAATCGCTCGTGCGTAGTCAAGTTCTTGAGCGCGTGCTTCATTAATCCGTTGACGAAGGGCAAATTCGGCTTGCCCCATT